GGGACTTCGACAAGGTGGTTGCAATGGGTCGGGATACTCCCGCGGACCCGCGCTTCGTTGAGGAGATCACCGCGCTCATCGAGATTATGAAGCAGTCGCTTGTCGGCGCCCACGGTGTGCCATCGTGACCCCCCAGCCCGGCCCCATGCCCGCCATCGAGCTCGCCAACCACATGACCGCCCTCGCCCACGATCTCGACGGCTACCACCCAGCCGACGTTCTGGCGTTGGCAGGCTTCTTGGCCACCAACGCCGCCCGCTGCTGGCCGCCGGAATGCCGCATCGCCGTCGCCGAGGAGTGGTGCGCCACCCTCATGGCCCGGTTCCGCGAGAGCCTTGATTGATGGCCGACCTGCCAGACACCGATCCCGACGACGAACGCGCCGAGGACTTCGCCCAACGGCTCGACATCGCGTGCCGTGGCGAGACCAACGGCAACGTCATGACCGGCCTCCTCGGCGCCCTGGCTGAAACCATCGGCAGCGTGCGCTACTCGGAACGCAACCACCTGCTCGGATGGGTGCTCATCCAACTCACCCACTACGTCTCCGAAATCCCGCCACTGGCGTCCGATGACCCCGAAAGCCTCGACTGATGAACCGCCCCACCTTCCAGCCCCTGTGGTGCGCCTGCAAAGCCTGCGGCCACTGGTGGGACGATTGGCAGCCCAACAACGTCCCCGTCGCCACCTGGATCGCTCACGTCCGAACGCTCCAATGTCCCAACTGCGGCCAGGGCCGACGCAACGTCCTCCTCCGCACCAAGCCCCTCGCCGAAAAGCCCGATGGCCCACATGCCGCTTGACGCATCCGTGATGGCAGCCGTAGATACCGCAGAGCCGGACCTCCGGTGCTACAGCATTCGTTGGGCTTGCGTTTACACCCAGCCGCAGGCCGAACGTTGGGCCAAGACCAACCTCGAGCTCGTCGGATACCGCGTCTGGTTCCCAACCCGCATCGTCATGCAGCGCGACCCTGTCATCCCGACCAAGCTCAACCCAGCCGAACGCCCGCTGTTCCCGCGCTACGGCTTCATCGCGTTCGATCATCGCGACACCAGCTGGTCCCCCATCCGCGATACGCCAGGCGTCGTTGACCTCGTGCGCTGCGGCTCACTTCCGGCATACACGAATGCGACGGTTGTGGAGAGGCTACAGGCCGTTCAGGAGCTGGCCGCTACCCCACAGCCAGAAACGAGCCAGTGGGCGCCAGGGGTGCCTTGCAGCCCAGCCACGGGGGCGTTCGCAGGCCACCCAGCCGTCGTCGTCGAGGTCAGAGGGGAAAGAGCCGAAATCGCCATGCTACTGTTCGGGGAATTGAGACGCGTCCTGGTCGATGTGCGCTGTCTCGTGGCGCGAGAATGAGTCTTGAAAAACTATCGAGTTTATCATGAGCGGCAGACACGGCGGTAAGCGGCCTGGCGCAGGCCGGCCAAAAGGAGCGCTCAACGGCGATGGCGCAGATATCCGCGCCATGGTCATCGGTGCTCTCGACAAGGTCGGCGGCCTCGATTACCTCGCCGCGCGTGCAATCGACTCACCAGCGGCATTCCTCACGCTCGTCGGCAAAGTCCTGCCGCTGCAACTCCAGGGTGATCCTGACCATCCTGTGCAGTTCGTCATTCGTGGTCCGTCGCCCGTCGAGTCAGCGAACGATTGGCTAAAGCTGCACGCGCCCACTGGCCAGATTGTCGAGGCAGAGAGCGAGTAGCTACAGTCCAGGCAACAAACTAGCGCTGAGCATGCTCGTAGAGCCAGACATCGAGACAGTATGGGAGCCGCAGTCAGGGCCGCAGGAGGCGTTCTGTTCATGCCCTGTATTTGAAGTTCTGTTCGGTGGGGCCAGGGGCGGTGGCAAGACAGATGCCGTGCTTGGTGAGTGGGTATTGCATGCGGCAGAATACGGCAGCAATGCAATCGGCTTGATGGTGCGTCGCACCCGCGTAGAACTGGATGAGACGTTCGAGCGGGCACGCGACATCTACGGCAGGATTGGTGCCCATGCGACCTACAGTCCGCGCCGCTTCACCATGCCGAATGGGGCGCGCATCACGTATGCTTATCTTGAGCGCGATAGTGACGCTGAAGTCTACCAGGGATCATCATTCACCAGGGTGTATGTCGAGGAGGCCGGAAATTTCCCAAGCCCGGCACCCATCATGAAGCTGATGGCTACACTTCGCAGCGGCGCTGGCGTACCGGTTGGCTTACGGTTGACAGGGAACCCGGGTGGTCCTGGCCATCAATGGTTACGCTCAAGATACATCGACCCGGCCCCGATGGGGTGGAAGGTGCTCACTGATGGCAGTGGACTCGAGCGTATCTACATACCCAGCCGAGTTAGCGACAACACGTATCTCGGTGCGGATTATGTGCAAAGGTTGCGGGCATCGGGTTCGCCTGAGTTGGTCCGCGCCTGGCTGGAAGGCGACTGGAGCGTCGTGTCTGGCGCGTTCTTTCCCGAGTTCAGTATGGACCGACACGTTATCACTCCCAGATCATTGCCCGGTCATTGGCCTCGCTTCCGTTCCTTTGACTGGGGATCTGCTCGGCCGTTTGCATGTCACTGGTGGGCCGTCTCCGATGGCAGCATCCACGACATCGCCCGCGGCGCGCTGGTCAACTACCGCGAGTGGTATGGCATGAAGCCGAACGAGCCGAACGTCGGGCTACGCATGACCGCCGAGGCCATCGCCGCTGGCATCAAGAGCCGTGAGGCCGACGATCCGCAGCCAGTCACCGGCGTGGCTGATCCAGCCATGTTCGCCGAGGACGGCGGCCCGTCGATCGCGCACCGCATGATGACCGGCGGCGTCGTCTTCCGCCCGGCCGACAATAAGCGCGTCGCTGGTCGTGGTGCCATGGGCGGCTGGGACCAGGTGCGGGCGCGGTTGGAGGGCAACGTGGACGGACAGCCGATGCTGCTGTTGTTCAGCACCTCGCGTGATCTGATCCGCACCCTGCCAGCGCTGCAGCATGACGACGCGAAACCCGAGGACGTGGACAGCGACATGGAGGACCACGCCCCCGACAGTTGTAGATACGCCTGCATGTCGCGGCCGTTCGTGCGCGATCTGGCGCCGAAGAAGGTCGTTGACTCGTGGGCTCGCGCCTTCGAGCGCTCATCGCGGGAAGGCGCTCCAGAAGGTTGGAGGGTCGCATGACTGACACCACGACGAATGTGCTAAAGCTAGCCATCGCCACCGCTGACTGGGACCAGCAACGCTCCATGAGCGATCTTATGGCCGAGGCGCGGCTGGCACTGGACAGGTGGAAATTGGAGAGGGCGATCAACGACGCCCTCGTCGAGGCCAAGGCGAAGGCGATGCGGCTGGCGCAGCTCACCGGGCCATGACCGAGTCTGACACCACCACCCTGACCGGCGCGCAGTTCCGTGAGCACGTTGGCTCCGATCCAGTCAAATGGGCCAAGGCGTTCCTCGCCGCATACACGAGCGCTGATGGCCTCCGCACCGACACTGACCGCGCCGTATTCGTGGCGGGTTGGTTCGATGACGCCATGGAGGCCGCCGTGGCCGAGGCTGTGCGGCGCACCCCGTGGCCCTCGCAGCAATGCCCACCAACACCCTAGCACCGCCCGACATGCCGTGGCTGATCCCGCGCAGTCTCGGCGGGCCGCAGAACCAGATGGCCCCGCCGCTGCTGAACTACGCCGCACCACCGGACCCGACCCAGAACCAGGGCGCTGACGTGCTCGCTGGTAAGGCCCAACAGGCGTGGCAGTGGCTGCAGGACCAGCGCGCGGAGAGCACACGCCAGGGGCTGCTCGATCCCGACACCGGCCTGCCAACCGCCAAGGGGGTCGTGGAGGGCGCCAGAGCCACGGCCGAGGGCGTCATGATGGGCACCACAGCGCCGGGTGAGGCGCCTGCTCCCAGCCTACGCATCTCCACCCGCGTCCCGACCGCGGTAGGCACCGACGCTGCTGCGGTGCATGCTGGTAACGATCTGCAGATCAACACCGACGCCATCACCGGCACCACAGCCGAGCCAAAGGTGGCAGCCAAGCTGCAGGGCTACCCTGATGTCCTGCCGGCGCAGCCAGGACAGGACAACGCAGCGTCGATCGAGGCCGCGACCCAGCACTTCGCGGACAATATGCGCTGGATCTACGACAGAATGGACCCCGAAGTGCGCAGCCAGTCAGCCGGCTGGTATGACGGCGCTCACAAGCTGACCAGGGACATGGCAGACCAGTATGGCGTGCCGCATGAGGCGGTCGCCGCTATGACCGCCAGGCTCAGCCCAGGCACCGACTGGTATCAGAACGTGTCGATGACCAAGCGGATACTGGACATCGCCGCCAACCACGACGCAACACTGGCGCCGGAACAGCAGCCTTTCGTACAGAGCTACGTCGACGCGCAGAAGCGACCGGCAATTCAGGGCGCAATGCAGGCTGAGGTGGACGGGATGTCTGGCAAGCGTTACGCCGATATGACCGACGCGCAGCGGTCGATGTTCATCCGCAGCCTCGATGAGGCCAAAACCGCGGCAGCCCCGACCAATGCGCAATATCCGATGATCCACCCGTCAGGGGTCGAGATTGGCACTGCGCTGAACCCGAGCGGGACAGCCCCTGCTAATTTAGGCTGGCAATCGCTCGACAATATCGAGAAGGCGCTCAAGATCCTGCGCAATCCAGAGACGGCCAACATCAGTGAGCAGCTCGGCGGCGCGCACAAGATCCGTTCTTTCTACAACAACATCATTGAGCCGAACGCGCCGCATGGCGATGTGACGGTGGACACCCACCAGATCGCCGCCTCGCACCTACTGCCGATCGGCATCTCGGACCCGGTGGTGGAGCACGGCATGTCGGGGCCGCCCTACGCCAACCAGACGGGCGCCACCGGCCTCTACGGCGTCTATGCCGACGCTACCCGGCGGGTTGCTGATCAGCTCAACGCGGAGAACCCAGGGCTGAATATCTTGCCCCGCCAGGTGCAAAGTATTACATGGGAAGGCGCGCGGGGCCTGTTCCCGTCTGCCCTGAAGAGAAACAAGTCGCAGGTGCAGGCAATCCGCGATTTGTGGAGCAACTCGACCGATGCCGCAGCAATCAGGGACGCCATCGGAGCAAGTCGTGGCATCACGTCTTCAGGCGATGAGCCCGCAACAATACCAGCGCCTGATTGGTTCGGACGGCATCCTTGAGATGATGGTGCGGCATAAGCTACCGATCACCCGCGACAACTACGTCGACATTGCCAATGCCGGCCGCCCCGACGAGGCCTGGACCCACGAGCACGAGGCGTCGTTGCCGCACATTTTCCGGCCCGAAGAGTAGGGCGTTCCGTCCGCAAAGTTTCGTTTATCGGACGCAACAACCAGCGCGGTCATCCGTAGACCAATCGGTGGATTGGCGGGGCTGCGGAAAATGGGCGATCGGACGAATTTAGAATGGCATTTTAGGCTCGGAACGGGTTACTTCGTCCAATGAGATCAGTGATGAAGCCGTGGGAACGAGAACTGGTCAACACGCTGCGTGGAGCGATCCAACGGTGCCACAATCCTAAGAACGCAGGGTATCGGCACTACGGTGGTAGAGGCATCACCGTCCATGAAGCGTGGCGCGCTAACGTTCGTGCGTTCGTCAAGCACGTGGGTCGTAAGCCGACTGAGTTCCACTCACTTGATCGCATCGACAACGACGGGAATTACGAGCCAGGAAACGTACGGTGGGCGACTGGGAAAGAGCAGGGCAGTAATCGGCAGCGATCAGCTAAACCCAAGATAAGGCAGAGACCCTATCATCCGCGACTTGAGCAACATCTCCCTCTGACGCTTGTCACGCTACAGCGAACGTATCAGACGGTTCTGGAACGCCGCTAACCGCTCGTATCAATACAGGTGATGCGATGATTTCCAGCCTCATTCTGCTGCTCGTGTACCTACTGATCATCGGCATCGTGCTGTGGCTGGTGCTCTACGTGCTGTCGGTCATCCCGCTGCCGGCGCCGTTCCAGCAAGTTGCGCGTGTGATCGTCACCGTCATAGCGTGCCTCATCCTGATCCTGCTGCTACTCGACTTCGCCGGCCTCGCGCCGATCGGTGGCGGCAGGCCGCTGTTGCGATGAGCCACGGCGTGCTGTTTGGGATCATGGTGCTGTGCGCGATCTGCATCGTCATCGCGGCTATTGCGTGACGGGCGCCTATATCATCGTTGCGCTCGATCTCGTGATGCTCGCGTGGGTGATCATCGCTGGTGTCACGTGAACGTCGCGTGACGACACCGAGATATAGCGAGTAGGGGCGGTTTCTGGCGGTAACCGCCCACTACTCTGACGCCTGGCTTGCACTCCTGGCGCTGTTGGCAGCAGAGCACGATCGAGTCCAGTTCGCAACGACACGCAACGGGGGCGAGGATGAGGAGACGTCCCCGTTACAGGTTGACGTCGGCGAGAGCGAAGGAGGTTGGTCGGCTTGGTGGGGTAGCGCGGGCGAAGGCGCTGTCGAAGGAGCAGCGGCGGGAGATTGCGCGGAAGGCTTCGCTGACGCGGTGGGGCACGTTGTATCGGTTGTGACAGCGCAAAGACGTAACGACGCAACGACACGAGAGACTGAGCATGACATCTGTACGCAACGCGGACACATGGAGACATCTGATGACGCTGCACACATCCACGTTTGAGTATCTGAAACCGACCGACGATCAGATGCGCGACATGGCGTTTGTGCGGGGCGCCTTTGCTGAGTTCACCAACGTCATTGCTGCACATATTCCAGATGGGCCGGACAAGACCTACCTGATGCGACAGCTACGGGACTGCGCGATGTGGGCGAACATTGCCATTACCCGCAACCCGGATGGTTCACCGCGCGTCTGAACACACGCATCAACGCATGGAGGATTATGATGCCGACATTTCGCATTACGAGTGGGGTATTGACGTTGGCGGATCAGGGGCTGAATTACCCGGACAATGAGTTACCTAGCGGTGGAGGCGGGCAGATCGACAACAGCCTGCCTATTCCGCCGCCTCCGTTGGGCGTGTGGCCGCCTCCGGTGCCGGCGCACCCGATCGTCCCCGCGCCGCCTGGGACGCCACCTGGCGTTATATGGCCAAGCCCAGGCAGGCCGGTTGATCCCGGCTACGGGCGGCCTGTAGCCCCGCCGCATCCAGGCGGTGGTCCGATGCCTGGCAATCCGCCACGGCCCGATGCTGGGCTTCCTGGTGGGCAAGGCGGCCAGATTGATAACGCTCTGCCGTCGCAGACGTTCTGGATGCTGGCGTACTGTCCATCACAGGGATGGATGTATATTTCGGTAGACCCATCATTACGTCCGGGTCACGATCTCCCGCCGCATCCGGAGCCGAAGTAACGCTCACTCGTGAAAGAACTCGCCCTGGCGTTCACGGACGAACGCCACATAGGCCGCTCTGGCTTCCTCGGGACTGCGAAAGGTTCCGAGGTGGACCAGACGATTATCTGCCCCCTTGGCGTTAGCGCCGTACTTGCCATACGGACGACGATAGACACCGCGCGGAAGCCCACTCTTTTTGCTTATGTTCGGACGGTTCGTCATGTTCTGTCCGTGCGTCGCCTCACGCAGGTTCACCCAACGATTGTCTAGTTTATCTCTGTTCGCATGGTCTATTTCGGCAATCGGCGGAAGACCGGTATGCAATGTCCAGATGATGCGGTGAACTTGATACGACTGGTAGTTTATTTCCACCGCCAAATAGCCGTGCGGCCTAATGCCTCCAGCCGGTTTGCCAGCATATCTCGCATTCCATCGACGATATTCCTTATCTTTCGGGAAATGCTCTGACGGCCGATGCCTCCAGACGAGAACGCCGGTTCCGGGATCATAGCTGAAGCACACACGTAGATACGCAGCATCAGGTAAAGGGATGAAAGCCATGAAACGTCTTCTACTCGCCACGTCCATCATTGGCGCGTCTGTCGTTGCACATAGCACCGCTTTCGCCCTCCCGATACTTAGTTTTGGCCAGACTGCCGGCACGCCAATCACGGCCACTGAGAACGGCGCGCAGGATGCCACGACGCTGAGCGCGACCGATGCGGCGATCAGCATCACCCAGATCGAGAACGGCAGCCCGACCGCGGCGTTCTTCGACCTGAGTGCGGCCTCGGTGGGCGCGGCCCAACCGATCCTCGGCGGGTCCGCGCAGAAGTTCTCCGGGACATTCAGCATTACCAGCGCGGCGGGTGGCGGCGGCACCAACTACCTGTCGGGCACCTTCGCTGACGTGACGTTCGGCAGTGGTGCGGGTGGAGCGCTCGCGGTTGGTGCGCCGCCCGATAGCCTCACGCTCACCAGCGACATCATCACCGACCTGTTCAATCCGAGCGCGGTGGGGCTGGCGTTTGCTGGCATCACGCCAGGTTTCAGCATTGTTGGAACTAGTATTGGCAGCTTCACCTCGTCCGTGTCTGGGACGTTTTCGGCGAGCCCCGCGGCGGTGCCGGAACCGGCGAGTCTGGCGCTGCTGGGCGTCGGGCTGCTGGGGCTGGGCTTGGTGCGGCCGCGGCGGGTGTCATGAGCACTACGATCGAGGCCATCAAGGATCTTCGTGGCGCCATCAAGGAGACCGCGGCGGAGGTTCTGGCGGCGAAGTATGGCTTCCCCGGTGATACTATACCCGACGAGGCTGCCGACAATTTCATGCTGGCCTACCGGCACCTTGAGGATGCCAGCATGCGTCTGGGCAAGGCGATCCAGGCGCTTGATGGCGGCGTCAGCGTCTATGACAAGCGCACCACCGTCGGGGCATAACGGCAACGGCCACACCACGGTCGTCCAGGCGGCGATCAAGCTGGGGCAGTCGGTCACCCACGGGCTTGGCCCCCAGTTCCTCGCTCTGGTGCTCTGCAACGTGATGGCGCTGGGCTTTCTGGCGTGGTTTGTGGATGCGAGGGCGCGACACACTGCCGACGTGCTCAATCAGTTGTTGTCGGCGTGCCTGACGAGGCAGTGACTGCATTGAACGGGCAGGCCTCCAGCGACTTTGGCACTGGCAGGTGGATAGCCGCTATCCAGCAGCGCAGGCACACATAGCCTTCGTCTCCGTTCTGGGTTCTGATCTTAAGCCAATCATGCTCCACGCCGCCTCCTACTCCTCAACCTGCCCCTCGGTTGCCTGGTAGCGCTGGGTAATGTGTCCGTGAGGCGGCCTACCCGTCATGTGGCGTCAATCGGGCATCCGCCTCTGCCCCGCTTGCACCCGGCGGGGCCTGTTGCATCACGGCGTGGCCATCGGCCCACTCGCACACACCGTCGAGGAACCACGTCTTGGTTCGGCAGATCGGGCAGTATTGCACGGTTTCGACGGCCATTTCGCGCCTCCTCATCAACCTGCCGCATGGCACAGTCTGCGGATAGCCTCGGCCACGTTGGGGGTGGTGGCGATGAAGTAGCGGTGCCTGCGGCCGCACACGATGACGTTGGATCGGTATAGCATCTCTTGGTTCCTACTCTTCGAAATGCCCCTTGGCCGGCCAGTCAGGACGCTCGTGTTCCGGCGCCGCTACAGGGTCATTCCACCCCTCGGGTGCTGAGCCGGTAAAGTCCTTGATGAACTCGTCCAGCACGTCCTTCATCAGGTCTATGAACGCCTGTTTGCGTCGTTCGCCGCCGCCTTCGGTGGTCACTGCGCCCATGCCGATCGAGCCGAGTAGGACGGCGCCTTCCATCGTGTTTATCGGAGCCGCGTAGGCGTTCCACCAGGAACCTTCGACACGGAGCGCAAGGCGGAGATTGGCGGGATGCATCACTTGTTTGGCCATTCAACCTGCCCCTGCTCGTTCCAGTTCCGCCATCCAGGAATTGAGGGGGTCAGGATAGCGATTGCCACAGGCTCGCCCAGCGTCATGGGGTCACCGCCGCTGTAGGTCGGGCATGGATTGTCGAAGGCGAGGTAATGGTCGCCGTTCTTCCATAGCCACAGCCTGGTCGTCTGTTCCTGGCTCATGCCGCCTCCAACTCTCCAAAATGCCCCTTACCGATAGCTACCCCCAGTCAGGTGCCGGTTGCCACAATTGGTCACACGAAAATGCCGGGCGGTCGAGGCAACGGCGCTTCCTGCGGCCGCCACCAATGCAGGCAGTTGGGATGGACGTTGATGTGGTCGCTGGACGGGACGTGGAACTGCACGGCGGTTTCGTCGTCACGAAAGAACAGCCGGGCGATGTGCTCCATCTCGGCCCAGTTGGGCACCCGGTTACGGCGCGAGACGCTGACATGGTCCCAACCACCTCCGCTGCT